GATGTTTACACACAGATGGCTTCCCACATCTACGGAGTCTCCGAAGAAAAAATTACTAAAGAGCAACGGTTTGTCGGCAAGACCACAATTCTCGGTGCTGGGTATGGCATGGGTGCGCCAAAGTTTGCGGCCCAATTAAAAAATTTCGGTTTTGATATGGACATCGGAGAGGCACGGAGGGTCATCAAGATCTACCGTGATACCAACTGGGAGATAAACAAGTTATGGCGTGATGCTCACCGTACTCTCGTGGGGCTAACCAAAAATGAAAAAACCGAATTGGGGGTGGAGGGTGTTCTTGAGATCGTACCGAAGGAAACTGCGATACGGTTACCCTCTGGGTTACTGTTGCGTTATGACGATCTGCAATTCGAACAAGTGGATGAAAACGTTACGTTCACCTACAAAACAAGGAAGGGACGTGCCAGTATTTATGGGGGGAAGGTCATAGAGAATGTCTGTCAGGCCGTGGCGCGTTGCATCATCGGGGAGCAAATGCTAAAGATTGCCAAGAAGTACCGTGTTGCCCTCACAGTTCATGACTCTGTATTATGTTGTGTCAAGGACGAAGAAGTGGACGAGGCACAGGTATTCATCGAACAGTGTATGCGGTGGAAGCCCGATTGGGCCAAGGGTCTACCTATCAACTGCGAATCCGGTACCGGAAAATCTTATGGAGAATGTGGATGACAAAGGCACGGTATCAAGAGTTTCGTGAACATCACCCAGATAGGAACGAGAAGATAAGGCGGGAGTTTTGGTACGAAGCGGAGATTGTGGATAGGGCTAGTAGACGGAAATGTGTTCTTTCTTTAGCGTGTAAGTATAATTTACACCCCTCACGGATATATAAAATAGTTGCCCACGAACCGACAGGGAGATTGCTTCGGGAGGATTTACTTAAAGAACTCCTCCCTGGCCTTAATGCTATATTTGGCACGGAGTATGCAAAGTACGGGAGCGACGAAGTATTAACACCATGAGCATCAAACCGTGGTCATTCAGTAGGATCAAGGCATTCGAGCAATGCCCGAAGCAATTCTATCATCTGAAGATTGCCAAGGACTACTCCGAACCGACCACGAATGCGATGCTTTACGGAACAGCGTTCCACCTGGTTGCTGAAGAGTACATACGTGATAACAAGTCACTACCTGCTAAGTTCAGCTATGCTCAGGGTGCACTTGATGCGCTAAGAGCCAAGCGTGGTAAGAAGTTATGTGAAGTTAAGATGGGACTGACTCAGGCGTTAGACCCGTGTGACTTCTCTGATAAGAATGTTTGGTGGCGCGGTATTGCAGATTTGGTTATTCTGGATGAGGATATTGCCTGGGTAGTCGATTATAAAACTGGTAAAAACGCAAGATATGCAGACAAAGGGCAGTTAGAATTGATGGCTTTGGCAGTATTCGCGCATTTTCCTAGTGTAGACACTATTAGGGCGGGGCTGTTGTTTGTGGTTTCCAGGGATCTTATCAAGGATACCTACAGTAGAGACATGATGCCAGTTTTATGGGATAAATGGTTGGGTAATTTTAAGCGTATGGAGACGGCCCATGCTAACAACATATGGAACGCCCATCCTAGTGGGTTGTGCAAACGGCACTGCGTAGTGTTGGAATGTGTGCACAACGGGAGTAACTGATGGCTTACACCAAAAGTCCAAGACCCTATAAAAGAGAATATCAGCTGCAAAAAGCGCAGATTGAGAAGGAAGGGGGCACAAAGAAATCTACGCGGCACAGGGCGCGTATGGAGCGTCAACGAGCCAGACGCAGGTATGATAAAAAGGGTATTAGTCGTAAAGGTAAAGATATAGGCCACAGAAAGGCTTTAGCCAAAGGTGGGTCAAACAAGGATGGTACGCGGCTGGAAAGTCGCAGTAAAAATCGTAGTCGAAATGGTAAAAAGAGGAGGTCCGCAGCCTTATGAGTAATGATAATATAATTTACGCCGATTTCACAAAAAAAGAGGCCCCCGAAACCTTAGAAGATGCTTTGGGGGATAAATACTTCGCCATACACTCTGATGATGGTGTCATGCATTATCTGGGAGATTTTGAGGGCGGGGAAGAAGGTTTTATTGCTGCTAGTGCAGCTGCTGCTGAAATAGGCATTGAACCCATAGTGATAATAAACGGTGGGATAGCTAATCAATGGGAAAGATGCATCATTGAAAGTCTCCTGCTTGGTTTTGCCGGGTAGGTGGTACGTCTAAATATTGACGCCTATCGTAACATGCCAGAATCTGAAATTTTAGGGAAGCGGGAGCGCGGTGCGTGGACAGAAGCATATGCCGCACAGTGGCTTATAGAGCGGGGATACTGGGTATCACGTAATATTGCTCATGATGGTCCCTTCGATCTGGTAGCTGTTAACAAAGCTGGCAAGGTAATCCTTTTTGATGTGAAATATGTCTCCTACAGGGGACGAAGGCGGGATGTTAGTTCGTTTAGAGTGCTTACAGAGTTGCAAAAATTAATGAAAGTCCACTTACTGGTAGTTGATAATGAGGGCAATGTATCCATAGAACCCCCGATAAACGGGGAAGAAGTTGAGCAAGGAGAACTACGTGGAGATAATTAAAGATGGTAAGGCATTGTTATTGAAGCTAAGAAACCCACAGCAAGTAACCGCGGCCATACCCAAGAGTAAGGAACTATCTGATAACAAGGTACTGGTTAAGTGGGGCGTGGATGAAGCCCGAGTATTGAACAACCTAAATATAAATGCTCCCTCCCCCATCCAAAAACAATACACATGGACGGGTAGGCATACGCCTTTCGCACATCAGAAAACAACTTCTGCATTTCTCACATTGAATCGCAAAGCATTCTGCTTCAATGAGCAAGGAACGGGCAAGACCGCCAGCGCAATCTGGGCGTCGGATTTTCTATTAGCCCGCAATATCATCAATCGTGTGCTAGTTATCTGCCCGCTCTCGATCATGGACAGCGCATGGCGTGATGACTTGTTTACGTTTGCACCCCACAGAAGCGTGGATGTGGCCTATGGTAGCTCAAAACAACGCAAGGAAATTATCGCACAGGGCGCAGAGTATGTGATTATAAACTATGACGGCGTAGCCATTATAGCTGATGAGATAGCCAAGGGCGGGTTTGATCTTATTATTGTAGATGAGGCCACCCATTACAAAAATGCGCAGACCACCAGATGGAAAACACTGAATAAGTTGTTAAGACCAGATCAATGGCTTTGGATGTTGACGGGCACTCCAGCCGCACAGAGTCCATTGGATGCTTACGGGCTAGCCAAGTTGATCAATCCAACCAGTGTACCGCGTTTCTTTGGCTCGTTCCGTGATCAGGTTATGTTGAAAATAACGAACTTTAAATGGATAGCAAAGGATACTGCAACAGATACGGTGTTCCGAGTGTTGCAACCAGCAATACGGTTCACCAAAGCTGACTGTCTTGATCTTCCTGATATGGTTTACGTTAAACGTGAAGTCCCCCTGACCAGACAACAGAAGAAATATTATAACGAGTTAAGGAAGAAGTTGGTCATGGATATTACGGGGGAGCAGATAACAGCGGTAAATGCTGCTGTGGCTATGAACAAACTCCTACAAATTTCTGCGGGAGCAATATACACGGACGACAAGGATGTTTTAGAGTTTGACATCAAACATCGTTACAAAGTGTTACGGGAGGTAATTGATGAATCCAGTCAAAAAGTACTGATTTTCGTCCCATTTAGACACGCGATTACCATTCTCACAGAAAAACTGCGTAAAGATGGTATAACCACAGAGGTTATTCAGGGCGATGTATCTGCTTCCCAACGAACCCAGATATTCAAGACGTTTCAGCAAACCCCCAATCCGAGAGTACTGGTTATTCAGCCACAAGCAGCAGCACATGGTGTCACGTTAACAGCCGCAAACACCGTGGTCTGGTGGGGGCCAACGAGTTCGTTGGAGACATACGCACAAGCAAATGCACGGGTGCATAGGTCAGGGCAGAAACATAAGTGTACGGTTGTGCAGCTGCATGGGTCCCCCGTAGAGAAACGTGTTTACGCACTATTAGATAACAGAATAGACGTTCACACAAAAATGATAGAATTATACGAAGAGCTACTTGACTAATGCATGAATGATCACTAAATTCTAAATCTAACTAGCCAATGGGAGAACATTATGGCTAAAAAGTCGAGTGTATCCGCTGGGGATCTCACAAAAACGTATATAAAAATACGTGAGGAACGGGCGAAATTATCAGCAAAGTTCAAAGAAGAAGACGCTGTACTCACTCGTCAATTAGACAGGGTGAAGAAGGGACTGCTTGACTATTGCGATGATCACAATGTCGAGAGTGTGAGAACTTCTGAAGGTCTGTTTTTTCGGTCTACTCAACAAAGGTACTGGACAGCAGACTGGGAAAAAATGTATGCATTCGTGCTCAAACACGAAGTGCCGGAATTGTTTGAAAAACGTCTTAACCAGACAAATTTGAAACAATTCCTAGAAGAAAATCCCGAAGTGCTGCCCGAGGGGCTGAACGTGGACACTAACTACTCAATCACCGTGAGGAAAAAATAGATGGACGCTAAGTATGTACCTATAGAGAACGTTGCTGAATACTTTTCAGTGTCGGTATCTACAATTCGTGCTTGGGTGCGTCAGGATCGAATCCCACAGAAGACCTATATCAAGGTGGGAAATACTTACCGATACTGCATACCTGAGATTTCAGAAGCTCTAACCTCCAGAGGAGTACCGGAAGAGGTGGAAGATAAAGTGGTACCCATTATGCGGGGGCCAGTAACAACCGAAGAACCGGGACAGGTTATCAATCTTAACCTGTTAGACGAAGATCAATAATCACTAAGGAGAACGACATGGCTGAAACTGCCAATTCAAGTTACAACATCGATAACGTCGAGGCACTGTGGCCGAAATTAAATCAAACCTATAAGTTTGATAGTACAGAACGGCGAACGGTACCGTGCGATGCGCTTGATGATGGGGCGGAATACGCACTTCAATTCCGTATGAACTTAGCACAGGCCAAGGCTCTGTATAAGGAAATGCGAGAAGCGTACAAAAATACGCGTCAAGCCGAATGGCCCGAAAAATTTGAGCTGCCTTTTAAGGAGGAAGACGATAGTGATGGTAAGTCTTTTACCCACAAGGCCAAATTGAAGGGCGCATACGGTAAAGATGCTACCCGAGCACCGGCACAATATGATGCCAAAAGTAAGAGGTTACCAGAAGACTTCTTACTAACTACCGGCAGCACGGTTAATATTGCTGTTTCTTTTACGCCCTATCACGGTGCAATGGGTACAGGGGTATCTCTCCGGTTAAAGGCGGTACAAGTTATCGACCTAAAACCCATGAGGGAACCAGAGTCACCATTTGGTGCGGTGGATGGATTCGATTTTGATGCGGATGCAGATGGGGGTGAAGAAGATAACCCGTTTGCAAAGTCAGAGGATGCACCTGTTGAAGAACCGAAAAAGAAGGCGGCAAAGAAAGCGGCCCCGCCACCAGAACAAGGTAGCGATGATCTCGGTTCTATTGTAGACGACTGGGACGACTGATACCCTCAAGCGGACCTCGGGGGTACGTACTGACTATATGCGCGTTCCAAGTTAGTGTAGTCGGTACATCTGTCTCTAACGTGTCAAGTGTCGTTAGGGATAGAGCTAGGGGTGGTGTCGCTACACTCTAACAACTATCGCACATCACACGACTAGCATTCCTATTCATCCTTGGCAGGAGTGCGTTCCCGTTGGAAACAAAAACTTTTTTGGGAGGGGTACTACCGTCTGACGGTTACTATTGCATGGTAGCTCTACGACCACCAGCAGTGGTACAAAATTTTTACAGTTCAATAGATGACGTTATAGATGCCGCAGAATATTTTGATGCTAAAGGTTATAACTCATATTTTGCGTTAGCAACATTTCAAGACACCCCCGATATTAAAATAAAATTAACTCGACGGGGGGACTATAGTGGGATCGATGAAGGGCGCACAGCAGACAACGTAAAATATCTTAAATCACTATTCTTAGATTTGGATT